AAAATATACGAAGTGGAATTTTAGGATTTTTAAGCCTTGGGTATCCTGTAAATATCAAAGGCTTAAATTCACTTTGTCTCTTTCTTAGTTTGAATGGTTTTATTTTCATTTTTTATAAGTTTTCTTTTAATTTTAGATTTTGGATTATCTTTAATACTTTCTAAATGTTCTTTCACAAAAGGGCAACCATGCTTAGAAGCTAAAGATCCAAGTTTCTTATATTTATCATCAAATTTATAACCTTCATCTGATTTCCAAGAAAGACCAGAAATTTTTCTAGCCTCATCAGTTAAAATTTTATCTTGCAAGAGTCTGCTAAAAATTTCATTTTGCGTCATCTCATTTATATCATAGTGTACTTTTTTCGGTAAAATCAAAATTTGAGCATATGGTTCAGATTGTCTGAAAATATATTTTTGACCTTCACTTGGATTTTTGAATACTACAAAAAATATTTTAGGCCACCAGCTTGTTTGCAGATGACCAGCAACAGCAATTGGAACTGTATTTGTACTGTCTGTGTAAAATCTTGGATGTGGCTCAATTCTAAGAATCATATCATCTGGAACCTGTATATCCACACAACTAGTCATGCCAAAATGACCATCTGCAAATTTCATAAATGGTGGCAAAGTAACATTATCTTTACCTACTATCTTGTTTTCTTCTGTGAAATCTCCTTCAAACAACAATTCCCCATTCTTCATCTTTACATGACACTCAGTTGAAAATGGATAAGCAAGTTCAAGACCATAAGTCGAAGCTTCAACAAAAGGCTGACAATGCCAAGGTTGAGCCTTTGATCCATTTTCATGAGTTAAATCAGATCCAGCCCAACCGGGATTTTGTAATTTTATTGGTTTTGGAGATTTTCCCAAATGCCATGTACGATACTTAACTCTAATACTTTCAGACATTTTTTGTTGTCTCCCTAATAGATAATATCAAAGGAAAAAAATGAACGATATCAATCATCCATCAAAAGGTCTCAAGGAATGCAATGACAAGAGTCCAATAAATTATAACCCAAATTTGGACATAATGCCAGACAACTGTAACCTTGATCCAACAAATTCCAGAAATGTAAATGACGAAACATTAAATTGGCTAAAAGACACGACAAATAAAAAAGTTGGTTTAGGTGCTGCCAATCTTTGTGACCCTGTTCAAAAAGGATCAATCATCAATGATCCGAACAATCCAGACAAATCAACAATTTATAGATACTCAAAAGCAAAAAGAGCTTGCGATGATGCTATGCGTGATCTTTTTACAGACATCATAGTAATCGATGAAAATGGAAAAGCTCATCCCATTCCAATTATATGGGGAACAAAAGAAAAAGCCGTTGCTGCGATTCTTTTAGATAATGTTCGCAAAGATGAAACATTAGTAGTAGATAGAATCAAATTGCCTATGTTGGCAGTTCATGATTCTGATATTCAATTTGCAATAAATAGATATGTGTATCATAAAGCATTAGACTATAGAAGATATTTAAGAGAAGATAATAAGCCGGGATTTACAATAAACGAAAAATATAATAGAGATACAATTTTTGGATTCGCAAGAGGAATACCAGTCGATATATCTTACACTTTGCATGTTTGGACATTATATCAAGAAGATATGAATCAAATTTTAGAACAAATTTTGTTAAAATTTAGTCAAACTGCATATATAAAAGTGACAGGTGTGCCTTATGAGGTAATTGTAAAATTAGATTCTATTGCAAATAACTTGGACTACGAGCCAGGAGATCAAGCAATTAGAGTTATAAAATATCAGTTTAATATGACAACTGAGACATTTATACCTCAACCTATAAGCAGAAAGAAAGCAGTCCTCAAAACCAAATTTGATTTTGTAGATGGGCTTAATGAAAATGAGATTAGTGAGGTTATGGCGAGATTGGAAGAGAATGTAAAGGAACTTAAATGTTAGAGATAAAAAACACGCAAAGATTTCCAGTCCAACTTATCATACGATCAAGAAAGGCACCACGCTCTTTCACGGTTTTAAATATTCCCGGCATTGGAGGCGGAAAAAATATTTTTTTGCTAGAAGATGAAAGGGCAACTGAGTATATAGATAGAGCAGTTAATGACGGATTGATTTCTGTCAGGCAAATATCAAACAATATTATGTTAACAAAGGGAGAATAAGACTATGGCAATATTAAGAGGGTTTCCTCCATCAAACACAATCAGTCCTAGCGTTAGAATTGCTGAAAAAGATTTAAGTTATGTAGCACCACAACAAACGCTTCATCGTGCTGCACTTATTGGTTTTGCCAGCAAAGGCCCAGTAAATATTCCTACGCTTATTTCTAATAGTCGTTCATTAAGAACCATATTTGGAAATCCTCATCCTCAAAGCGGAGATCCATATTTGATCTACGCAGCGGAACAATACCTCTTGGTAGCAAACGAACTTTATATTGTTCGTGTTGCTGATACTGATCCAGTAAGTGATGAATGTGCAACAATAGCAGAAGTTGATGTTCCTGCTGCTGGTACAGTCATTAAGGTCATCTCTGATACTGCTGGGCCTTATGTTTTTGAGCAAGATTCCTTCTTTCGATATAGACTAAATGGTGTTCTCAGCCATAAAACCTTAGTAGTTTTGGAAAGTGGCATTGGAGGTTACACTGTTGAAGAATTAGTAACTGCTCTTAATGATCAACTTGATATTCAAAATGATGGTATTGAATTTTACAAAGACGAGTCTGCAAACACAATTTCGGTTAAAACAATTTGGGCATATGGTCCAGAAGCCGAATTAGAATTTGTCTCAGTACAAAATTCTATCTATGGTGGTTCGGTAATGGATGGCAATCCAACTGGTCTTGGTACCGGAATGGCTGAAGCTACTACAACTGGATCTATGGAAATGTATCCTGATGTTGGTTATCAAACTCCGGGCGATTATGATTTTACTGGTCTTACTGGTCTTAATATTCAGTTGGTTTTAGACGGAACAGACAATGTTTTAATTGATAATGTTGTTCAAGTTATCAGTTTGGTCGATTTCGAAGGTGGCGTAGCTGATATTGACAATATTATAACTAACATTAACAACCAACGAGTTTCTGGTGGTGGTACACTTCCTGGCGGTTGGGTTGTAGAAAAAGTTGGAAGTGGAAATTTAAAAATTTCTACATTACATTATGGTCGTGATGCTCGCCTTCGCATTAAGCCAGATAGCACAGCAGCAGGGATATTCGGACTCTCTACCTTGACAGCAATTGGAACAAGCCCTAGTGGTGTAACTGGTGATGCTGGCGTAGAAAGTTTTGGCAGAATTAATGGTGGTGTTAACAATGGCACAATGACCTTCATGATTACCGCAGAAACTGTTGGTATAGAAGGCAATTATACCCAAGTTGTAATCAAGACTAATAATCGTGATTCTAATTGGATATTCGAAATTTACAACAATGGCTCACAAGTTGAATCTTGGGGCCAGCTTACAAAAAATGACACTAGCACATTCTATGTTGGAAGCTATCTCTCTCTTGTTTCCGACTATGTTCGTGTAGTTGATAACACTGCGACTACTGCTGGTCCTGCTGATGGCACTTATAACCTTGCAGGTGGTTCAGATGGTATTCCTTCTGATCCAGATAAACAAGATTCTTTGTTAATCGGTAGTTCTATTGGCTACAATGGAATCTATGCTGTAAGTGAATCGGAACAAATCGATATAGATCTTATTGCAGTTCCAGGCCATAGCAGCACAAGCGTTGTGACTGAACTTTTATATATGTGTCAAAACTTCCGTATGGATTGTATGGCTATTATCGATAGTCCATTTGGTCTAACTGTAAGTGAAATTGTGGCATGGCAGAATGGAACTCATCCTTTAAACTCCACACGATTTGATAGTGATTTTGGTGCCTTGTACTGGCCTTGGGTTAAAATTCGTGACAATTACAATCGTGTAGATGTATGGTGTCCACCTAGTGGATCTGTAATGGCAGTATATGCTCGAAGTGATAGTTTGGCTCGTCCTTGGTTTGCTCCAGCAGGTTTACTCAGAGGTTTGGTTCCAAACATTAGTGATGTATATGCTAGACCAACTCAAGAAGAAAGAGACTTAATGTATGGTTATAGAAACTGTATTAATCCTATTATTACATTTTCTGATACAAATGGTTTCGTTGTTTGGGGTCAAAAAACTATGCAACGAAGACCTACTGCTCTTGACAGAGTAAATGTTCGCAGAATGATGTTTTATATTGAAAAGCAAATTAAAACTAAGAGCAAGGGATTGTTGTTTGATCCACATGATGATGTGTTCACAGCCAACTTTATTAGTCTTGCCACTAAAGTTCTTCAAGAAGTTCAAACGGCTAGAGGCATAACAGCATTTATCGTGAAAGCTGACGCTGAACTTAATACTTCTGATGTAATAGATAGAAACGAATTTAGGGCTAGAATTGGTGTTCAGCCTACAAGAGCAGTTGAATTTATGTTCCTTGAATTTAGTATTCATCGAACTGGTAGTAACTTTAGTGAAACTACTGACGCATTCTAATTTTTAAAAGGAGAATTTTAAAATGGCAAATATGGATTTGGGAATTTTAGCTTCCGACCCACAACTAGTTTTTAAAAGAAAATATAGATGGACTTTTGCACTAAGGTGGAATGGTCAAGACATCCCAGAAAACTTTGTTAAATTGGCAAGTCGTCCTAACTTGACAATCGAAGAAACAGAAATCAATTACCTTCATGGTAAAATGTGGATTCCTGGCAAGGCAACTTGGGAAAGCATTACTGTAACATTTTATGATGTTGCAAGTAATAGTACTAATAGCATTACCCCTCTTTATTCTTGGCTTGCATCAATCTACAATTTTCAATCTCAGAGTCCTTCCGATTCCATGAAACAGACCACCATTCAAGGTGGTTCTGAAACTGGTGGCTGGTCTGGTTCTGGCAAGTTGACGATGTATGATGGTTGTGGCAATCCTATGGAAACATGGCATTTAGATGGTGTATGGCCATCCGCTATTAACTTTGGAGATCTTGATTATAGCTCTTCAGAAGAAGCAACTGTAGAATGCACTTTGCGTTACTATAAAGCTCGTTATGAAGCTAAGGGCTGTACTCGTCCTCCTCAACCAGTTTGTCTTGGTTGTGGCTCCGGTGGTGCTGCTGGTAGTCCTTTTGCAAATGGTGCTGGCCCAATAATCTAATCAAACTTTTTATAAATTTTATAAAATCCTTTTAAAAATTTATAAGCTCCATATCTTTTATAGATATGGAGCTTATTTTACATAAGGCGGAATAATTATGGCTCAAATCATGGGATTTGATTTTGGACTTGAAAAAGCAGATACATGTTTCAAAAGAAAAAATAGATGGTTATTAAAAATACCAGATGTTTCTGCGACTGGCGTTGATACATTGCCTCCAACTAAATCTGCAAGGCCTAGTTTGACTTATAAAACTGTAGAAGCACAGCACATGCAAGAAACCATTTACTTTCCAGCAAAGCCAGAATGGAAGCCCATAACTTTAACTCTATTTGATCTTAAGAAAAATGAAAATCCTATTATAACATGGATCAAACTTATTTATCCAGCAGAAGCAACCAAAGGTAGAGGAGAAGGTTATAAAAAAGATGCAACTCTTGAACTCTATGATGGATGTGGAGAAGTAATTGAAAAATGGATATTTGAAAATACATTTATTGAAAATGTAGAATTTGGAGAATTAGATCACAGCGATGCAGGTGTTATCTATATAGACCTTACACTAAGATATGATAGAGCTTATTACGAGCCAGTCTAATCGTCTTCTTCATCATCAGAACTAGAAAAATAAAGATCGTTTTTTAGGATATCTTTACAAGCTTCTAAGGCCTGTTCTAATTCTTTAGGCTTCCAGCCAAGAACTCTACAAGCTCCACTTTTGTTAAGTCTTCCCTT